TACGAGCAGCTCTCAAGTTTCTTAACTGAGCTACTAATAGATTGTCTTGGGCTTGTTTATCGCCCGCTCTGGCTTTCTGGCGAAGACTGGAGACTTCATCTCCCTGACCTGAGGGAATAGCAGTTCCACCGCGTTTAGAAGTTAGAGCAGCAATACTGCCACCTGCACTCTTAGCCTTTGGTTTATCACGATACTTGATACCATCGCGTAACAAACTCATAACGTGTTCATCACTTGCGATCAAATCAATGTTCTTGATACCTGGGACTAATTGTCCTTCTGCACCAGCCCAACCTTTTGCGACCTTATCACGAATTTCGTTATACACGTATTGGTTACGAAGCTCTTTGTCCTTGAAGTTCTTGCGATTGTTTTCAAGGATCTCATTAACCTGTTGACTACGCATTGCGTAGAACTGATCAACGTTAGGTTTCAACTGATTGATTGTTGCAGACTGTTGCTGTATATATCTCTCATTTTGTTGCATGTTTGCCTGGATGCGAGCAATAGTTGCTGGATCCTGGGTAGATGCTAACTGTTGTTGAAACGTAGCTTGGTAGCTTTGTGTTTTAACGATTTCGTCATATGCCTTTTGCAATTGTGGACGAACGGTAAACTCCATTGCCAATAAAAGACCTTCTGTTTGGCTGCGTTTTTCTTGTAGATACTCGTCAAACTCAGCTTTCTCGACCTTTAATTGTCTTGCGTCTTCTGATATTGCAGCGCCTTGACCTAAGATACTTGCAGCCTTCTTAGCGTCGATAACAACTTCTTTTCCATTACGCATGAACTTGAACTTAGCGTTCGGGTTCGTATTTGCGAAATCTAAAAAGTCAATTAAGTCTTCACTAGTCGAATCATCTTGGCTTACCTCTTCAGGGGCTTCCGAGTCTTCGTGGCCTTCAGCATCATATGCTTCAGTTGCTTCAATTTCTGGCTCTATGCTTTCGGTATTGTCGTCTAAGACTTCTTCACCTTCTGGCGCCACAGGGGCTGCTGAACCTGCCGGTTTAGTAGAACCTGTCTCAGCTGGGTTAGTAGCTTGAACTTGGTTACGCATTGCGGCCATTTTCTGTGCTATTGATTCTAAACCACTACTGTCATTTTGGGCAGGGACCGTCTCAACTAAGAGATTAGGTTTGTCCGATACAATGTTTTCCATTGTCTATCCTTCTATTTATGAGTTGGGCCCGCTGTCAACTTGCGTCGACTGCATGGTTACCACTCTGTTTTTAAAATACACCGCCCTCTTTAGCGTTGTAATAAACCCATCTATTCCTGCAATTTGATTGGCAACGCTTATTCGTAATGCGTTGTCTTCTTCTTTGTGTCCTGTAATTGAAGCAGCTAAGTCACACAATTCAAATTTGTATTGGTGAATAAACATTGCCAAATCTTTGTTGGTTAGCAAGTTCTCTGCTGATGATCCAACACTCTTAACACGATCCAGTTGTGCTGGCTTCATTGTTTTGATGTTGTTGAGATCAACAGTCTGACGTGTATTAAACGCCTCAATTACTTCTGGGTCAATCATATGCAGTCCTATTCAATAAAATTATTTATGCTTGCAAAAAGGCCGGCTTAATATGCCTTGGCCTTGTGCTCGTTAAGTAAGGCAAACCCTTCAAGTTGTTTGTCAGCAGCAGTGCCGTTAACATCAGCTTCAATTTGTGCTGCCTTAACAGTGTCAAGATTTGCTCTAGCTTCGTAACTCTTAGCTTGTGCAGTAATTGCTTGATCAGTTGGGCTTGGTTGCTTGTTAGCTTCTTGATTCTTAGCTTGTTTGATCATTTCGATTACTTCCTCATCTGTAGGCAAGTAAGTGTCACAATCTTTAACACCAAGCGTATACAATGTGTCAGCGTATGGCTTCTTGATCTTCTTGAACATAATTGGAGTCAATGTTCCAGCAGCAACCAATGCTTGCACTTCTTGATACAGTCCAGTTTGTGTTTGCTTAATGATTTGCAAACGTTGTAGGCTGTTCTCTTCACTACGCATACCCAAAGCTAGGTCAATGTGAATTGTTTTGCGTTCGTTGAAGTTCATGTCATCAAATGCTAGGCTGTCCAAGAACTCAGCTTTCTTGTCTGGATGGAACTCTTGTGCTAGTTTCTTAACACCGTAGTCATCACCATACTGAATTAGAGTGCGCCAAACTAACCATAAAGCATCCTTCAATCCTTCAGCACAGTTCTTTACTGCGTTGTCTTGGATGATTTGATTAGGGCCAAGGGCTAGATTTAGTTTTGCACCCGAGTTACCTGGTTCCATGATCTGGGGGTTGAACACGTCACTTGGACTTGTCATCCCAACCATGGCCATTGTGTCTTGTTGGATGCGTGTCATTGCTGTGTCAATAAAAGCAATGTTGCCGTTTGGCACTGGCATAGCGTAAATGTCTGTTGCTGGGTTGAACTTGCTATCCAAAATAAAGATAGCTGCTTCACCGTCTTGAATCATTTCAAAGTCAACTTTGTCAGGCTTAACACCCATACGTGAAGTGGACTGCAATAGACCTAATTGGATTTCTGCTCTGTGTCCTGCTGTTGCATATTCTTGCATTGGGATAACAGATTCAGCGATACTCATACCGTAGAAGTTTTGTGCCAATGGTTTTGGAACCATGTTAGCAACTGGAATGAATTCAACTTCACGAGCACTGATAATGTATTGTCCACTGTAGACAATTTCAACAAGTTCTAGTTCACCATCGCCGTCAATGTCGTAACGGTTCCACACTGTTAGAACTGTAACCTGGCGTGCTTCTGGTTCTTCAGCAGCATAACCTTGTGCTGGCAAACCGTTAATTGGCACTGAGTCACGTGCGTGTAGTGCTAGGTTGTTTAACAAGCTACCTGCTTGATATGCACCAACGTTTGAGTATTGTGCATAAACAGTGAATTGTTCTACGTCAATGTCTGGATAGATTTCTGTGGCTTCTTGAATGCTCATTGGCTTGTAGAAACCGCAGAATGGTTGTTCTTGGATATCAATAACAGTTGGGTCACACATCCAATAGTGTTGTGCAATTGGACGGAACTTGATGTTCAAGTTGTAACCAGTTAACTTATACTTGGCTTCGTAAACTGTGTTACGTGCCACTGCTTCATCAATAGCGTCTTCACCGTCTTGTAATTGGATGCTGGTTGCTTGTGTTAAGTCTGCACCTTCAAAGTCACCTGCGCCTGCTAGGTCAAACTTTTCAATCTTGGCACGTAGGTTTTCTTCACGTTGTGCCAATGGCAAGTCTTGTAGGAACTGTTGAGTTTCTTTAAGCACTTGTTCCATGTCCACACGCACTTTACGCTTGCTTTGACGGAAACTGGTCAAGCCTGCATCAGCAGCTTGTTGTTCAAATGCCAACAGTTGATCACGTGTGCCAGTGGTAGAAACATAGCGTGTGATCTGTTCACGGTGTGGACTAATCATCATTTCACCGTTTTTGTGCAATGCTGCATCCATTACCCAATGTTGCAAGATCAAATGTGGATCATTGTTTTGGTTGATCAACTTGTGAACCATGTTGGTTGCTTGTCTAGCAGCAGCATCGTCCATTTCATTGTCAGGCACAAACTCAAAGTTGATCTCGCCATTTTGTGCTAGACCTTTTGTGATCACGCTGGTTGCATAATCTACACAGGGCTTAACGACCGGATGTATATAGTCAATGCCGTTAACGGGTTCTGTGGATTGTGTAACTGCCAATGCTAGATAGTGGTAATCACTGGCACGGTTAATGTTGTTCTTAGTGGCCAACAAACGCAAGTTTGCAGCACATTTGGTGTCAAGCAAACTCTTCATACGCACAAAACGAGCCATCATGCCCTTGTGGTTGTTTAAGTTACTAATGACTACGTTTTTGATATCTAACATGTAATACTTCCAATCGGTTATAGTTTATTTAGCGGCGCATTAACCAGCGGGATTCCAGGCCTGCTTCCAGCTGGGTTTTTCGCTATCTTTGGCATATTTCTGTGCCTGATACTGGTGTCTAAACGCTTGCATACGTTGTTGTGGGCTTCTTCCGTCCCATGGTTCAGCAATACCTTGCAATACGCCCATCAGTGCATAACGAGCAGAGTCAATACAGTCATCTGGATCTGAGAATCGACCTTGTGGATCAACGAAATAGTTCTGTGCTTCACGAATGAATTCCACACAGTTTTCGTTAACGTGCAGGGTGCCCAATTCCAGCATCTGACGCATGTTGTTGATACCATAACTCTTATGGTTTGTTCTGCGTCCTTGATCATCAGGTGGGTTCATGATAGCATCTGGATGCACGTTGAGTTCGTAGCTTTCAAACAGTTCACGAATACTCTGCGTGTTCATTGTGTAACGACCTTGTGTGTTAGCATCAGCTGGCAACACAATAGGAGTTCCAAATACTTCAGGACGCATTAGATGATTGATGTAGTTCATTGGGTTGGCTTCTTCAGTGCCCTTAACAACAATCTGTGTGTGCAACCATGCTTCACGTTCGCGTGGATCCCAATACATCAAGCTGATAACAGTTTTGTCATTAACCAAGCCCAAGTCGAGAGCAATAATACGCTGGATACCAGCAGTGTTGCGAAAATCGTAATCACCTGTTTTGTATGTTGGCCAATTTCTGATTTGGAATACAGCGCCCTTACCCATAACAGGAACACCATTACGGCGAGCATCACGCTCATGTGGTAGATAGTCTCGTTCCAACTGTTCACGTGTGCTGTTGAGTAAGAATGGTTCACCCCATGGATCATACTCGGGGACGTCGTCCCAGCTAACTCTAATGTGTTCATATCCTTCTTCGTGGTTCCAAAACTTACTTACCAATCCGTTAAGGCCCTTCAATGGCGTAAACGAACACAGCACCTGACCTTGTGTGGTCGCAGTTCGTGTAACAATTTCACTGAAGAAGTCATCTGGTGGTTGTTCGTCAAACACTGCTAGAGTCAATTTGAAACCCTGCATCTGACGAACCTCTTGTGTATAGTTGGCAAACAGCAGATAACTGTTCTCACCTGACACATGTTTGATCTCAACGCCAATACAGTTGGCACCATCATTACGCATGGTATCAAACACAATGGCATCACGTGGAATGGCTCCAGTGCCCAACTGTTCATTGATCTTGATATCAGGTGTGCCTAACAGTTCAGCTTGCAATACCATAGCAACCTGACTCCAACCTTCACCAGCAACCATAACAGTCACGGGCTTGTTGAAACGCTTGGCGCCTTCGGGCCACCAGGCAGGATACTGTCCAGTTAAATGATATGCAGTTTCAAAGCAGGTTGAAACAGTTTTACCAATACGGTTAGCAGCAAGGATGCCGCGACGATCGCATTGACCAGTTTTAAAGAATTCAATCTGATGTTCAAAGGGTCTAAAGTATTTGAGTTGATCATACTTCATGTCCTCTTGAATGTCCAGCACAAGATCTTGAAACCTATTACGAGTCTCAAGATCAAAGTGTGTTAGGCTATCAGGTTTAAGTCCATGCTGATCGCATACGTATCTAATAGCTCTACGCATTAGAAGGCTTGGATCAAGCATTACTGTTCCTTTGTTTGAAATCCGTTGCGGATATCGTTTAAGTTTTTAGCAGCAGTGGAAAGGTCAGCAAGTTCGCCTGGGTTAAGTCTCCAAGTATCGGGATTGGCAATGTCCACTCCATCACGCTTGTCAAGGCCCACTTGGAGCCTTTCCATAACCAAGCGTAAACAGTGTTCGACCTGTCCTGGATACTTTTCAGCAAAGGCCTCACGGTGTGCGCCGTTGACCTTTTGCATGATCTTAACGTCTTCAGCTTGTCTAACTGACAGGATTTGACGTTCGCTCATATTAGTTTGTGTTCCATGGGTTATCGATTACAAACTCTTCTGACACTACGAAGTCACGGTCAATCCAAACATCCCATTGGTTGGTGTTGTTCATACGTTGACGCTTCATGAAACTGCGTAGACGAGTTCCTAGTGCTGTATAAGTTCCGTCACCATGACGAATAACTTGTTCACCGTTGCGTGGATCAATCCAAACATACTTCTCAGGCTGCTTCTGACCAAACTTGTTGATCTTCTCACCAACTGCACGTTGAGCAACTGGACCAAGGATCTCATAAGTGATAGCACCATTGGCATACTTCTTAAAGCATACCTGACTCTTCTGGTCTTGAGCACGTAACTCTGGATCAGGATGAGGGAATAGGTTTGTATCAAACTTGTTTACTTCAGGACCAAAGCCGTTGATAGCTGGATCCTTTGGTGGAGTGTCTTTGAATGGTTCTGTGGGCACCAACTCGTTCTTGTCCAAGTATGGGTTCTCACTTGACATGAACATGGCATCTGGAGTAACACCATTAAGTGTGTCCAATGCAATTTGATACTTCAACTTGTTGGCACGGCCCTTTAAGTTAAGAGCAATACCTGTTTGGTCGTAAACAAACTTCTGCAACTCTGTGGCTGTAGGGAAGTCGGTCATCAAACCTTCCATGTCGAATCCACTGTCTATTAGAACAGCTTCAACTTTAGTTTTACTTTTTGCTTTGGTGTCTTTGGAAACGGTCCAAGTAACATCTTCTGTTGCTGGAGCTACGGCTGTGGTAGCAGTTTCTGGTTCAATGTCCCATGTATTTTCAACGGGTGCTTTGTCGTTCTTCTTCATTTCTTTTCCTTAATAATAGAATATGGAGCTGTTAGGCACAACTCCTCAAGCCACATCCTAAGGTAGGTTGTTTACTTCTTGAACTTGGCTTTGGTGTTAGAGCTGATTGGCTCTAGCTTTTCAGTCACAAAGTCCTTCTGAGCACGAGCACCGTAAGCCTTTTGGATCATGTCCGCTAATGGAGCACGTTCTTCTTTGGCTGCTTTGAACTCGT